CTGCAAGGCGCCAGCCGCATCGATGCCCTGTTCAAGGATGGCGACCAGCGCCGGTTCCATATCGCCTGCCCGCATTGTGGCCATGAACACATTCTCGAATGGGAGGCCTGCCGCTGGAATCCCGAAATGAGCGCCGCCTGGTTTATCTGCCCGGAATGCGGCGCCGAGATCCACGAGCACGAAAAGCAGCAAATGCTCGCCGCCGGCTGTTGGATCGCCGGCGCCCGGGGCGATGGCCGCACCACCAGCTTCCACTTCCCGGCGCAATACGCCCCCCCGGGCTGGCTCTCGTGGTTGTCGATGGCGCGCCAGTACGTCAAGGCCAAGGCCGCTCTCGATCAGGGCGACCAGGAGCCGATGCAGGTGTTCTACAATACGCGCCTGGCACGCTGCTGGAACCCCAGCGAAGAGACCGCCAAGGCCGACCAGCTCAAGCGGCGCGCCGAAGCCTACGCCCTGCGCACCATCCCGCGTGAAGTCCTGGTACTCACTGCGGCGGCCGACATCCAGCCGAACCGGATCGAAGTCGATATCTACGGCTGGGGCGAAGGCCTCGAGCGCTGGGTGATCGATCACCAGGTACTGTGGGGCGCACCCTCCGAAGACGCCGTTTGGCGCGATCTCGACGGCATTCTGCAGGGCACGCTGCCCCATCCGTCCGGCATCCCGCTGCCGATCTCCGCCGCGCTGATCGATTCCGGTGGCCACAATACCCAGGATGTCTACAACTACTGCAGGCTGCGGCGTAACCGCAAGGTGCTCGCCATCAAGGGCGCCAGCCGGCCCGGGCAGCCGATTATCGCCGCCCGTCCGCGCAAGCAGGACATCAGCTACCGCGGCCGGCAGGAACACCATGGCGTCGAGCTGTGGTTCATCGGTACAGACACCGCCAAGGACTGGCTGGCCAGCCGCTGGCTGGTGTCCGGTGGCCCCGGAGCCATCCATTTTTCCAGGGACCTGCCCGACGAATTCTTCACCCAGCTCACCTCCGAGCGTCGCCTGACGCGCTACCGCAAGGGCCACAAGATCAGCGAGTGGGTCAAGAACAAAGCCGACCGCAATGAAGCCCTGGACCTGTCCGTCTACAACCTCGCTGCCGCCTATTTCCTGGGCCTGCATCGCAAGCGCGACCACGACTGGGCCGTGCTGCGCGCCAAACTCGACCCGCCCACGCGCGACCTGTTCCAGGCCGCCGCCGACGAAGTACACGCGTCTGCACCAGCGGCACTCGCCGCCACGCCCGCCCAGCGCCCTGACGCCGCCCACGGCAGTTTCGGCGGTTCCGCCTGGAGCGCGCGCCTATGAGCGACCGGCTCGGCGACAAGATTCACGCCATCGAACTGCTCAACGAGCTGACTGCTATCGTCGCCGAAGAAGTCGGCTACAACCCGCGCTTCGCCGACCAAATCGCCCAGGCGATCGTCACCGGCCTGCGCCGCCGGCTGGGCGGCCAGGAGATCTACATTCCGGCCGCCGACAAGGCCGCGCGTGACGAACGCATCCGTGCGGAATTCAACGGCCGCAACCGCGACGAGATTTGCGCGCGCGAGGGCATCAGCAAAACCCGGCTGTATCAGATCGTCGGCAAGTAGAAGATATTCCAGTTTCTTGGGATGAAAGTGGACTGACAAATCTCTAGGCTTGTCGGTCATGAGTACCGCGACCGATCTGCTGGCCCTGTATCTCGCCGCCGAAGCCAAGATTCTCGGCGGCCAGTCCTACGCCATCGGCGATCGCCACCTGACGCGCGCCGATCTCGCCGAAGTCCGGCGCGAACGCAAGGAACTCGAACGCCGTGTCGCCTCCGAAACCCGCGTCAGCGCCGGCGACGCGGGCCCTCGCCACCAGCTCGCCGACTTCTCATGAGCGCGCTGCTCGATCGAGCCATTGCCTACAGCAGCCCCGTGCACGCCCTGCGGCGCCGGCGCGCCCGCCTCGCGCTTGCATCCTACGAAGCCGCCAAACCCGACCGCCTGCGCAAATTCTCGCGCGACCATGCCAGCGGCGACCAGTTGGCGCGCAGCGAAGCGCGGCCGATCCGCGCCCAGGCCCGCGAGCTGGACCGCAACCACGACATCGCCCGCGGCGCCCTCAACGTCATGGTCGCCAACATCGTCGGGCCGCGCGGCATCGGCATCGAACCCCAACCGCGCAGCGTCTCCGGCGAGATCCTGGAGGATCTGGGGCAAAAACTCCTGGACCTCTGGCGCGACTGGTGTCGTCGGCCAGAGGTCACCTGGCAACACAGCTTCGCCGCCTGCCAGCGCCTCATGGCGCGCACCTGGCTGCGCGACGGCGAAGCCTTTGCGCAGAACGTCGAAGGCATCATCCCCAGCCTCGACCACGGCACCAAAGTCCCGTACAGCATCGAAATGCTCGAACCCGACATGGTCCCAAGCGATTTGGAAATGCCGACGCGCGACGGCAAGGGCGGCATCGTCCGCAACGGCTGGGGCCGCCCCGTCGCTTACCGCGTCTACAAGGTCCATCCCGGCGACACCTTCCTATGGCGTCGCGCCTCCGAGCTGGTCACCATCCCCGCCGAACGCATGCTGCACGTAAAGCGCGTCGACCGCATCGGCCAAAGCCGCGGCATCTCCGAGTTTGCCAGCGTCATCACGCGCCTCGAAGACCTTAAGGACTACGAAGAATCCGAGCGCATCGCCGCCAAGATCGCCGCCTCGATGGCCGCCTACATTAAAAAGGGCCAACCGGAATCCTACGAACCCGCCATGGACGAACTCGGCCAGGTCAAGCGGCGCAACATGCGCTTCCAGCCCGGCATGATCTTTGACGATCTCGGCGCTGGCGAAGAGATCGGCACCATCGACACCAACCGGCCCAACACCAACCTGCCGGCGCATCGAGACGGCCAACTGCGCGCCGCCGCCGGCGGCCTCGGGTGCAGCTACAGCAGCCTGTCGCGCAACTACAACGGCACCTACAGCGCCCAGCGCCAGGAGCTGGTCGAGCAGTGGGTGATATACCAGACCCTCGCCGAAGAATTCGCCGCTCAGTTCGTCCGCCCCGTCTGGGAGCGGTTTGTCAGCCTGGCCGTTGCTGCCGGCCTGATAACGGTCCCCGCCGAACTCGCCGAGGGCAGTCTCGATGATGCCCTGTTCGTCGGCCAGCAAATGCCCTGGATCGATCCCAAGAAGGAAGCCGAGGCCTTCGAATCGCTCGAAACCAACACGTACATCTCCGGCCCCGAGATCATCCGCCGTCGCGGCGGCAACCCGCGCGACGTCGTCGACCAGCAAAAGAAATGGGAAGCCATGAAGCGTAGTGCCGGCCTGGCTCCCAAGCCCGCCCCCAATGCCAACCCGGCCGGCGCCGACCAGGCCGGCGTCGATCCGGAGCAACCCGCCGCAGGAGCCCAGCAATGACAAAGTGGTACAGCATCAACGCCCGCGCCAACCGCGCCGCCGAAGTCTTCATCTACGGCGACATCGGCCAGTCGTGGTTTGAAGAATCCGTCACCGCGCGCGACTTCGTCAACAGCATCAAGGATCTGGACGTCGACACCCTAACAGTCCGCATCAACAGCATCGGCGGCTCGGTCCCCGACGGCCTCGCCATATTCAACGCCCTGCGCCGCCACAAGGCCAGCATCACCACCAGCGTTGACGGCCTCGCCGCTTCGGTAGCCAGCCTGGTCGCCATGGCCGGCGACACCGTCGAGATTGCCGAAAACGCCATGCTCATGATCCATGCGCCCTGGTCCGCACTCGCCGGCAACGCCGTGGAGCTGCGCGAACGCGCCGACATGCTCGACAAATGGGCCGACGCCATGGCCAGCGCCTACACCCGCTGCGGCATGGACATCGACGCCGCCCGCGCCTTGCTCACCGATGGCGCCGATCACTGGTATTCCGCCCACGAAGCCCTCGCCGCCGGGTTGGCCACCGCCGTCATTGCGGCCATCCCGCTCGCCGCCAGCCTCAACCAATCCCGCTTCACGCCGCCGGCCCGCAAGGCGCCAGGCGTGCAGCACACCGCGGCAGCCGCCGCAACCCCTCGCATGGAGATCACCATGAATCAGCAAGTCACACCCCAGGCGGCTGCCCAAAACGCCGCAACCACCGCCGCCGCCGCCGCGGTAGCGGCCGGCGCCGCCGTCGCGCAAGCGGCAACCGCCGACCCGGTATTCGATGCCGCCCTGGCCATCGATGCCGACGCCATCCGGGCCCAGGCCCTGGGCGACGAAGCCACGCGCCGCGGCCAGATCAAGGCCATCGCTGCCCCGTTCATGGGGCGCCCCACAATCGCCACGCTGGTCAATGCCTCCCTGGACAACCCCGGCAAATCGCTCGAGACCTTCCGCGCCGAACTGCTGCGCGCCGTCGGTCGCGACGTGCAGGCGCTGGGTGGCGGCCTCATCATGACCATCGATGACGAGAACGACAAATTCCGCGCCGGCGTCACCGCCGGCATGCTGATCCGCTCCGGCCTCACCGCCAACGATCCGACCAATGAATTCCGCGGCTACAGCCTGATGGAACTTGCCCGCGCGGCGTTGTCGCGCAAGGGCATCAGCACCGCCGGCATGGACAAGATGGCCGTCGTCGGAATGGCCTTCACCCACGGCACGTCCGACTTCGACAACCTGCTTGCCGACGTCGCCAACAAGGCCATGCTGAAGGGGTATGACGAAGCCGAGGAAACCTTCCAGCGCTGGACCAGCATCGGCACGCTGCCAGACTTCAAGGCCGCCAAGCGCGTGGACCTGAACACCTTCCCCTCGCTCGCCAAGGTCGAGCCGGGCGCCGAGTACAAATACGTCACCGTCGGCGACCGCGGCGAAACCATCCAGCTCGCCACCTACGGCTCGCTGTTCGCCATCAATCGCCAGGCCATCATCAATGACGACCTGGACGCCTTCACCCGCGTCCCCGCCAAGATGGGCCGCGCCGCCATCCGCACCGTCGGAAATCTGGTCTATGCCGTCCTGACCGGCAACCCCAACATGGCCGACGGCGTTGCCCTGTTCCATGCCAACCACGCCAACCTGCTCACTGGCGCCGCGCTGGCCACCACGAGCGTGGACGTCATGGATGCCGCCATGGCAAAGCAGACCGACGCCACCGGCAACACCCTCAACATCGCACTGGCATACCTGGTCGTGCCGCGCGCCCTCAAGGGCCTGGCCATGCAGATCGCCAACAGCGAATTCGAGGTGGGCTCCACCAACAAGAACAACACGGTGCCCAACTGGATGCGCAACTCCTTCGAGGTTGTCGCCGATGCCCGCCTGGACGTCACCAGCGCCAGCAACTGGTTTGGCGCCGCCAACCCGTCCATGCACGACACCATCGAGGTCTCCTACCTCGACGGCAACAGCGCGCCGACTCTCGAGCAACAAGGCGGCTGGACGGTCGATGGCGTCGAATTCAAGGTGCGCATCGATGCCGGCGTCAAGGCCCTCGACCACCGCGGCCTGCAGAAGAACCCGAACTAATCCCGCCCACGTTGAACCGCGGGCCGCCCTTCACCGGGCGGCCCAAACCCGAAAGGAATCGAAATGGCAAAGAACTACATCCAGGAGGGCGACATCCTCACCCTCACCCCTGCAGCCGCCGTCGTCGCCGGCGTTGGCTATCAGTTCGGCACCGGGCTCTTCGGCGTCGCCCTCGAAGACGTCGTCATCAGCACGCCGGGCGCGTTCGCCGTCGAAGGTGTCTGGGAGATCGCCAAGACCAGCGCCCTCGCCATCTCCGTCGGCGATCGCGTGTTCTGGGACGTGACCAACAAGGTTGTGAACAAGACGTCGGCCGGCCAGCAGTGTGTCGGCATCGCCGTCGAGGCCGCGGCGAACCCCAGCGCCACCGTCAAGGTCAAGCTCGGGCATTACGTCCCCAGCGCGACCTAAAGCCAGCTCGCGAGCCCCGACCATGCTCACCGGCCTGCACCGCCTGGCCCTGCTCCGGGGCGGCATCGATGCCGCCCTGGAGCAGCTGCTGGGCATGGCGCCAGGCCCGGGCGGTTCCGACGGGCTGCTGCTAGAAACCGGCGGCTACCTGTTGCTGGAAGACGGCAATTATTTGTTGATGGTTGATTCCGACGGGCTGCTGCTAGAAACCGGCGGCTACCTGTTGCTGGAAGATGGCAATTATTTGTTGATGAATTAGATGGAGTAAGACATGGCCAGCAAAAAAATCTCAGAACTGCCAGTCGCCAGCGCCCTCGACGGTACGGAGTTGGTCCCGATTGTTCAAGGTGGGGTGAATAAGTCCGTGGCTGGAGCGCTCGGTGCAGTATTCACCTGGGCTACAAAGCCGCTTGCGAGCGCGTACAACGGTTCGGCATATATCTCAGATATCGGAGTCGGCGGATCGCACTGGTACAGCGACGGCAGCAAGTGGAGGCCGGTCGGTGGGCGCGTAACAATCAAAAACACCATTGCCGATGTCACCAACAACGGGGCACCGAAGGTCGTACTCGACTACGCCACGATTCCAGCCGGCTTGTGGGGGGACGGCGACCTCATTGATGTGCTGTGGAACGTCGAGCGCACCGGAGGCGCGGCGGATTCGCATACCACTGACCTTGCGCTCGGCATAGCGCCAGCTGCTACGGTTGGCACGTCGCTCGGAGTTTCGACCGGATCGCCGAGCACGACGAACCTGGATGTAGCGACTCGGCATACCCTGAAAAAGGATTCGGCGACATCCATCCGGCCGCTGTCCATCGCCGGGAGCGTGGGGCTCGGGTCCGCTACCGCAGCAAACACCGCGGTCACTGTGGCGAACATGGATACGCAGACAACCTATCTGCAAATCACATCGGACCTGAGTACTGCCGGAGGGGAAGTAATTCATCTTCGTGGCTTCGTCGTCACGCTGATCTGCGGATCCTAAATGCTTTCTGCTCCGATCGCGACTGGCGCAGGATTCGCCCGCCTACGCAACCGTGAGGCGGGCGCCGGCTCGACCTACACCAGCATCATCGACGAGCCGATGTATGTCGCAGCCGGCAGTCCACTTGACCTGACCGCCAAGCGAAGCACCGCAGTCCCGGCCGGCAGCAACGGACGCGTGCGTGTCGCTGTCTCGGACGCGCGAAAGCTGGAAGAAACCGGCGCGCCTGGAACGTTCGTGAATTTCCACATCTGCAGTTGGCAGCCAGAATTGAATTTGCACTCGATCCCCGCGACGCATGCCGAGATCGATGCAGGTGTTGCATCTCTGGCGGCGCAAGGTTACAACGCGCTACGAGTTCATGGCCTTGAATACCTGTTGATGGAGGGTACGACGGGCGCGTTTGCGTTCAGTGCGGATTACCTCGACCGTTTCGACTACATGCTTTACGCCTGCAAGCAAGCGGGTATCTATTGGACCTTTCAGCCCAAGAGCCCGGTGCTGTACCCAGACTGTGCAGGCCTTTCGTTGTGGACGGCGAACCTCAACAATCCCGTGCTAAAAGCCAAGCTGTTCATTGAGCAGAGCGCGCGAGACCACTGGCTATTCGGCTTCAACCTGCTATACAACCGCGTCAACGCGTACACCGGCATTCACATGCTGCAGGACCCGGCGCTGATGCTGGTATCGGCATTTAACGAAAACTCGGCAATCTTTGTGGCGGGAACCCCTTCGATTCCGACGTGGCAGTGGAACTCTCGGAGCGGAGCGCAAGGCACGGCGGCAATGACCTTCCCGGAATGGCTCGCTGATCCCACCAAGGCCCACGGCTACGCCAACCTCGCGGCGCTCTGCACGTCGTGGGGTATCAACATCGGGACATATTCGACGTTTGCCCTTGCCGCTGCATTGCAGACCGGCAACATCACGACCAGCAGCAACACCCAGCGCGAGCTGGACGCCGTACTGTACTGCCGCTACCTCGACACCAACATGGCCGCGTGGATGCGCGCAACCATCGCCGGGCTGGGTTACGCCGGGCTCCAGGTGCCGCTCCAGCATTTCGCGCAACCGTACTACATCGCGCACGAGGGGGCGTCAGGGCAAAACGATGTCACTGGTATTCACCAGTACGCCATGAACTCGCCGCTAAACGGCCACAACAACACGGTCGGAGTGCAGTATGCCGTATGGGATCGGATGTTCTTCGCCGCCACCATGTTCGGCTATGACTCCGGCAAACCAATCTACTGCGACGAAATCGGCTGGCCCTACTGGGCACGCTACCGAAATCAATATCCGATCGTGGCCGCCTATGCCGCGATGTACGCTGTTTCCGGTTTCACCATGTTCCACCAGGGCGACATTTTTTCGCCGACGTATGACACCAGCGCCAAGGCGCGCACGCGGGTGGTGGAGGGGTTCGACGGCACTTCTCCGGTGGATCAGTTCGCCATGCTGGTGTCGTTCTTCGCACGCAAGTACGTGTCTGAAGACGCTACCATCGGCAAGACGCTGGTGTGCAATCCAAAATATCTCGGCTGGGTGCCGCGCAACGCCGGCCGGCTGAACCGGGCTATCTCGGACTGGTTCAACAACACAAGCAAAGTGCCGTCTTACGTCCGCGCTCGGTTTCAGTGGAGCGAGGCCGCCAGTGATGACAATTGGGCAGTGACGTACAACGCGACGAGCTTGTTCACGTGGTTGGATGACCTGAAGACAGCAGGATTCCTGACGGCGGATAACCTGGGCTACGTCAGCGTCGCTGCAAACCACGGCAGTATCACGAGCTACAACATCAGCGTGCCGACGGTGCCCGTAATCCAGGTCGCCAGCCATACCTGCGTGACCGGGGATTACATCAGCGTCTGGCCGGACGCGTCACCAATCACACAGAACTACAAAATCACAGTGGTTGATGCGACGCACCTATCCATCGACAGCGGGCAGGTCGACGCATCCGGATGGGTCGGCGCTTGGTCCTGGTGCGAAAACAACAACGTCACACAGACGAGGAACAAGGAGATCGCGGCATCGCGCCGGCAGAAGTGGGCGACGGTCGATACCGCCAAGTTCAAGTTTGTCGCCCTCGGCGCGGGCGCGACGAAACCAACACATGTGGCCGGCCTGACGCTCAACGCGCTCGACGACAACGCGGCACTGGCCATCATCTCGCTGGACGGCGCTACGATCGCCACCAGCGAGCACCTGCTCATCGGCCTCGTTGGCGAGGATCAGAACACCGGCACCACGTGGGACGCCGGGCGCTCGGTGATGGACGTGGTAGGCGACTACCCGATCCAGATCAGGGATTGCACGGCGAATATCACGCTCACCGTCGCCAATGCCCGCGAGATGCAACTGTATCGGCTGCAGCGCAACGGCGCGCGAGCAACCCGCGAGACTCCGACCTCGATCAACGCGGTAACGGGAGCGATCACGCTCAACCTGCGCACCGGGACGATTTACCCATCGTGCTGGTTCGAGCTGATTCGGCGCTGAGCACCCCATGGACCTAGCCGCCGACCTCGCCACGCTCTATGCCGACTTCGGCCAGACCGTCACCCACCATCCCGCCGCCGGCGGCGGTGACACCGTCGGCCTGGCGATCCTCGATGCACCAGGCACTGCCCTGATCGGCGGCGAGCAGCTCGCCACCGACTACGGCCTGCGCTATCCCGCCGCCACCTTCCCGAGCATCAAGCGCGGCGATACCATCACCATCGGCGCCGTGACCTACACCGCCCGCGAAGCCGCCCAGCCCATCGGCGTCGACGGCCTCGAACACGTCGTGCCGCTGGCCCGCGCGAGCTAGACCATGGCCGCCTCCGTGATCGAACAGATCCTCGCCCGCGCCGCCGCCGCGCTGGCCAGCACCACCGACGCCGGCGTGCGTGTCTATCGCGGCCGCGAAGATGCCTTCGCCGCCGACGAGTTGCCCGCCCTCAACCTGCGCCGCGCGTCGAGCAACGATGAGCCCGTCGGCGCCAACGGCGCGCGCCTCCTCGTCGCCTGGGACATCGAGCACCACGTCGCCGTCGCCGCTGCCTGGGAAACCGCCGTCGATGCCCTGCACATGCAGGTGCATGCCGTGCTTGCCGCCGATGCCACCCTGGCCGCCCTCGGCCGCGGCCTGCGCTGCACCGGCACCGACACCCAGGGCGACAGCGCCGACCGCGTGCTGGGCCGCCTCACCGCCCACTATCAAATGCAGGTTTTTATCCGGCCGGGCGATCTCACCCGCGCCATCAACTAGGAGAATGACATGATCAATTTCGGCGCCGGCAAACTGATTGCCGTACCTACCAATCTGGCCGACGGCACGGCGATCGCCAACCCGACCCCGGTCATCCTGGGCAGCATGCAGGACGTCAACGTCGATCTATCGGTCGAGATCAAGAGCCTCTACGGCTCCAAGCGTTATCCCATCGCCATCGGCCAGGGCAAGGGCAAAATCGAAATCAAGGCCAAGCATGCCGAGATCAACGGCGACGTCCTCGGCAGCCTGTTCTTCGGCAAGGCCAGTGCCGCCGGCATCAAGGCCGCCGTGTTCGACTTTGCCACGACGATCCCGACCACGCCGTTCCAGGTAACGATCGCGCCGCCGTCCAGCGGCACCTTCGTCGCCGACCTGGGCGTGGTGTTCTCCGCCACCGGCGTGCAGCTCACCCGCGTCGCCAGCGCGCCCGCCGCCAGCCAGTATTCGGTCAACACCGGCACCGGCGTGTACACCTTCAACACCGCCGACTCGACCAAGGGCGTACAGATCAGCTACGAGTACAGCGCCGCGGCGGGCGGCGCCGTCTGGACCATCACCAACGAGGTCATGGGCTACACCCCCAGCTTCACGCTGCTGCTGCAAAACGGCTACGACGGCAAGAGCCTGGTCTGCAAGCTCAACCGCGCCGTCAGCGGCAAGCTGGGCCTGCCGCTGAAAAACGACGACTTCGCCATCTACGACTTCGAGGCCGAAGCCTTTGCCGACAGCTCTGGCAATCTCGGCTACATCTGCCTGTTCTGAGATGGCGGCCATCACCATCGCGCCCCGGCCCGGCGCCGGCCTTCTCGTGCGCCTGGTCGCCTGGGCGCGCGGCCTGTTGTCGCGCCGGCTCTTGCTGCGGCTGGCTGGCATCCAAGCGGTGGTGCTCGAAGGCCGCACCTATGCCGTGCGCGCCGTCCCGCTCGGCATCGCGCGCGAGTTGGTGCCGGCGCTGGTGCGCTGCTCGCAGCGCTTCGTCGCCGGGCAGTTCGACGAAGCGCTTTACGACGACCTGATCAAGGCGCTGGCGCTCGGTCTGGGCACCACACCGCGCGACATCGAGCGTCTGACCGTGCCACTGTGGGATCTGGCCCCGGTCATCGGCGCCATCGCCGAAGCCAACGCGCTGCCGGTCATGGAGGTTGGGAGTGCCGATCCGGGAAAACTCCTGGCGGCGCTGATGACTTCGACTGGGACGGCCTATACGCCTCCCTCGTCAGCGCCGCCGGCTGGACCTGGGACCACGTCGATCGCCACGTAACCCTGGCCCAGGCCCATGCGCTCATTCGCTACTGGCAATCGGTGCCTCCTGCCGCAGTGCAGCTCAAGCGCATCGCCCTCGCCCTCGGGATTCCCGAGCCCGCTGTCCAGACGCGTGCACTCAGCGCCGCTGATGTCCTGCGCGAAGCCGCCCAGGCCGGCCTGCCGGTCATGGAAGGCCGGCCTGATGATCCGCTGCTCGCCTTCGTTCTGCACGAGACGCCCTTCGACGTCCGCCGAGAAGCCGAACGGAACGCGTCCA